TGAAAAATACAAGCGGATACACACTAACATATTCAATAAAACTCCATTATCATAATTAACATGAAAAAACTATTATTCCTATTATTCTTTATACCAACACTTTGTTTAGAAAACTATAAAAATCATATACTATGGAAATTTCAATACTAATTACAATTCTAACAGGCTTATGGATATTTTTACTTGGTTGGGTATTAAAGATACAAAAAGATATTGGTAAGATGAGGCAAAACGAAATAACAATTATGAACGAACTTATACTTATACGACAAGACCAAAAAGAATATCAGCGTACAGACAAGTGTAATATATTACACACTGCTAATCATGATAATCTTAAACAAGTCAAAGACATGATTGAACAAAGATTAGCTGGTATAGAATCTACACAAAAAGAAATGCAAAAAGACATTAAAGAATTACTAAAAACAAATAAATAAAACTATGAAAAAATTATTAGCATTGACAGCAGTATTACTTATCAGTCTTGTAGCATTAGCACAGACAGATAGCACAGCAACAGACTTACAAGGATTAACCATCAGCAAGATATGGGGAGGTATTGTTACCTTTTGGAGTTATCTTAACTGGGTATTCATTGTAGCTTTTATCATTGTGTCTGGAATATTTAATATGTATGTATCAGCAGAGAATAAAGCACCGAAATTAGACTGGTTTAGGAAAGTGCCTATGGCAATATGGGTATTGTGTATTGGCATTATTATGGCTTGTATCTTTATATTTTCCTATGAGATAGTTGGTAAGGCTGATATAACAGGATTGCTTTGGAGTATCATCTTCTCTATGGGTATTTATAAGTTGGGTATTGACAAGCTGATAAACTGGATTGCTACAAAGTTTGGATTGAAGTTTAGTAAAGAAGAAAAGACAGAATAACTACATATTTTAATATATGAAAAACATACAGTATTTTGTTATACATTGTTCAGCAACTATTGAAGGTAAGGAAATAAGTAGTGATACGATACGTCAATGGCATCTTGGTCCTAAGATTAATCAAGATGGAACATATTTGTATAAAGGCAAAATTTATCAAAATGTATTAGCACTGCCAAATGAATCAATAGGCGGAGTAAACGTTAAAAAATTAGCTGGTAGAGGTTGGACACAAGTTGGTTATTCAGATATGATTCATTTGTCAGGTGTTGTTGAAAATCTTGTGCCTTATGACGACGATGAGTATAAAGAATCTTGGGAAATTACTAACGGCGTAGCAGGTATCAACAGTGTTGCACATCATATTGTTTATGTAGGTGGACTTGATAAAAAAGGTAAACCTAAAGATACACGCACGCAAGCTCAAAAAGATGAATTAACTCAATATGTATATGATTTTTTGCAAAAACATCCAGACATAAAAATTGCGGGTCATAATCAGTTTGATAATAAAGCGTGTCCGAGTTTTAATGTATCAGATTGGTGTAAAAGTATTAATGTACCAGAAATAAACATTTATAAAAAATGATATTGAAAAATTTAACTTGGCAAAGCGTTTTTACTTTCATAAAGAAAAACTGGGTATATGTAATATTAATAATTGCACTGTTTTTAGCGTGCTTTAAGCTATTCTACAGCAATAAAACACTTCAGACGATAAACAATACAGTTGTATCAAAAGAAGCTGAGAATAAGCTTCTAACTGAACAACTTGTTTTACAAAAGAAAATTTCAGATTCGTTAAAAGTAGAAATTGATAGTTTATATAAAAAATGGCAAGCAACAAATACAACTCAAATAATAAATTTAATTCATAATAATTATGACAAAGATCGCGTTCAAATTCTTATTGCTAATAATGATAAGCAGTTCACTATATTCTCAGAATGGCTATCCAAAAAAAGTAGTTATTAATAGTGATACGCTTGTTGCAATTAATATGCAACAGGTAAAAACATTGAATTTATTAAATGTAAGTTTAAATGAATGTAGCACTGTTAAAAATGTATTATTATTAAAAATAAAACACGATAGTACTCTTATTGAAAAGCAACGCGATTATTCATCTTTATTAAGTAAGCAAATCGATCAGCAATTAATTATTATAAAAAACAACAATACGATAGCTGCAGAATTAAAAGCAAATTTGGATAAAGCACAAAAACTTTATAGACGCGAAAAAATTAAAACAGCTATATTTGGCGGTTTTTCAGGCGTTTTAGCTGCAGTACTCATTACGTTTTTAATTGTAAAATAAAAAATATGAATGCAAAAATTGAAACTATAATATCTCAACAAACAGGTGGTTGTGATTTAATCAATACTCGTATTGCAAAACAGATTCGTAGCGTAGCGTCTAATGACAACTTTCCTGTATCAATGATAAAGTTTGAAGAGTATGAAATTGATTATTTGGATAAAAATACATTTGTTTTACAATTATCTGATATTTGTCAAGATACTACAAAAATATCATCAATAACTGTTTTTTGCTTTCAGCAGGTTAGTACATGTACTGAATATGCATTACCTATTCGATTTGAATATCAATTTGATACTTTTGTATTAACGTCGTCTCAATTTTCAATAGTAAACTGTGAATCAGTTGATTTGAGTTCGTTGACATTTCATGATTTTCAAATACCTAATAATAAAAAAGCTACACTAACAATTGCAATTACATACGAATGATTTATTTATATTATACCGGCGCTACAGCTTCTGGAGCACAGCAGCAAGAAATTCAAAAATCTCTTGGTGGTTACATATCAGGAACAATCATTCCAAATGCAAGAATGAATACATTGTTTCGTGATATTACGCCTAAAAGTAAAACTTATGGTTATACTGAAACAATTTGCATTGCTGTAAAAAATATTTCATCTGCAGATTTATTAAATTTCAAATTATACTGTGAATTAAGTTCAACGACGCCTGATTATACAGTAGAAGCAAGCGTTGTAGTACCTTCAACAGATGAATGCGGCGAATTAAATTTTGAAACTTTAAATTCTGCTGATGCATTACCTTATTACGGTACATTTAACGATATTGTAGGTCAAGCAAATGAAATCAATATGGGTACGTTTGTAAAAGGTACATATTTAGGTATATTTTTATGTAAAAAATTTACTGGTACAGGCGGACAAAATAATGTGCCGTGCAACCCTATAGATTTTCAATCTCAAACTGAAGCTGATCGCACAGAACAAATCAATTTTAAGTTTTCTTGGGATTAAAAATTGTAGTATACGTCGAATATATTTAATATATTTGTCGCATGAACTTACAAGAACAAATACAGATCTGTTATCAGCACTTTTACATTAAATTTTGTGGAGTGCAAAATTATTTGTTCGTACCCAAAGAATCTGAAATAAAATCTATTAATAGGATAACTAAATGGTTTGACGAAAATTACGGTAAATTTGCAGTAGGCACAAATATGATTTTTGATTTTTGCGCATACCAGTTTTATTTCTATTCAAAACCTAACGCAATTCAATCTAAAAGATACATACATATTGGTCATATAATTGGTGAGAAAGCTATTGAGCGCTGGATAAATAAAAATCAGAATGAATTACAAAAAGCGTTGCTATGGACATCACAAATTGGCGTGTTTATTACAGACTTAAATGAAATAATAAATTATCAAGAACCTGTTAGTTTTAATGCACTTGAAGAAACTGAACGCAAACGTTTTCATAATACTGAATTTGGTTTAATGCATTGTTTAACGTTAACAAAAGGTTATTCAAAAAATTCTGAATACTGTAAACTTTGTAAATGGAGCGTTAAATGTAGGGAGATGAAAGTATGAAAGTAGAAATAAGTAAATGTACAATGTGCGAACTTGATAAACCTATAGTAAACAGGACTCATCGCTTATGTAGTGAATGTAATAGAATACGGCTCGATAACCAAAAACTGCCAGAAGTAAAAAAATTAAAATTAAATTCTATTTTAAAAACATCTCAAAAATTAAAAGAGCGTGCAGTTGAATTACAAAAAATTTATGATGAGATAGCTAACGAAAGAAAACACGAATGTTCAGGCTGTAATAGTACATCAATGTTAACTCATTCGCACATTATTCCAAGATCACAACGTAAAGATTTAGAATGCGAAAAGAAAAATATCTTATACGATTGTATGAAATGTCATTTAATTTGGGAGCATGGTACTTTGAAAGAAAAAACACAGTTGATTAATTTTGATGAGAGAATGAATTACATTGAAAAAATAGATATTACATATTATAATTTAATTACTCAAAAATGGGCACGATAAAAGATTCATTAAAAGAATGTGTTGAAGGTTATGTTGAGTTAGGCGAAACTGATATTCATGCATTAGCACCTATAGATGCAGAAATTATTACAGTATTTTTTGAAATTATTCAAAAATTTGGTCTTGATATTGGTCTTGAACAATTGCTCGATCTATATAAGCAAATGCCAGACATTGATTTTTTAGCAATGATTAAAGCTTATGCAGAAAGCGTACAGCAAATAAATAGACGTGCATACATTAATATTAAAAATCAATTTGTAGGTAATATTGCAGATATAAATTCATTTACGCGTGGTAGTTATTATGATACAAAAAATCACCGTGTTGTGCCTGTTTTGATAATAAATAAATCAGAAAATAATAAAGTACCTTACGCTAATACAAATATTTCTTTTGCGTCTGAAGATGAACTTGAAAATGAATTTATAAAAATAAAGGAAAAATTAAGTAAACACTCAAATATAATTTTTATATGACACACTTTAAATTAAACCCTGAAACAGATTTTACGCCTTCGCAATTACGCGATTGGCTTAATAAAAATTTTACAACTAAAGAATCTGGTAAACCTTTTACAAATTCTGATGTGTATATGTATACTAAACGTGGTCACTTGCCAGATTCTTATACTGGTGCTAAAATTACAGTAATTGAAAATAAAAGTATTGGAATTAAAATATTACGTTTAATCACTAAAAAGAAGTAAAATGTTTAATTATATATGTTTTGATATTGAAACTGGCGGGTTAGTTGCAACAAAAAACCCTATCACTGAATTTGCGATGGTTGTTTATGACTGTGAAAAATTTGAAGAAAAATTTGCATTTGAAACATTTATAAAGCCATACGATAATTTATCGTACGATCCAAAAGCAATGCAGCACACAGGCATTACATTTGAACAGCTTGAAACAGGTATTGAAATTAGTGAATTAGTTGATTTACTTGTAGAAGCATTTAAAACATATACAAACGGTAACGAAAGGTTCAAATACAAACCAGTTCTTGTAGGACATAATGTTTCGCATTTTGATGCTGCATTTATTGATTATGCTTTTAAAAGACAAGGTTTTGATCTTTATGATTATGTTGAGCGTTATCATGAAGATACTTTGTTTTTAGGTCGTACAAAATGGGTCAGTCAGATGCGCAAATTTAATCTTGGCGCTTGCTGTAAACAAGCCGGAATTGAATTGATAGACGCACATAGAGCAATGAATGATGTTCAGGCAAATAAATTATTGCATCAGTATTTAGTCAATACTTTAAGACAAAGTGATAATTTTACTGTTGGCGTAGAGAAAACATCTGTTCGTGAAACGTTTAAATTTTAAAAATTATGCATAGCGAGGTATTTAAAAGTGACAGAAATATACAAGTGCCGTTTGGCTCAATAGGTTATATAACATATAAAAGAACTTATGCGAGGCGGTTAGATGAAACGAATCCCGATTCAGATTCAGAAGAATTTCATGATACTGTTGACAGAGTTATAAATGCTTGCCGTACACAGTTAAAAGTAGGTTTTACAAAGGAAGAAGAAAAAGAATTTTCTGAGATTTTGTTAAATTTGAAAGGTTGTGTAGCTGGTAGATTCTTATGGCAACTTGGTACAAAAACTGTTGACAAATTAGGTTTGTTTTCATTGCAAAATTGTGCTTTTACAGTAGTAAACAATCCTGTAACGCCTTTTACTTGGGCAATGGATGCTTCAATGCTGGGTACAGGTGTTGGTTATAATATTCAAAAGAAAAATGTCTATGAACTGCCTAAACTTAAAGGTAAAATCGAAATTGTCAGAAATGACAAACCAGATGCTGACTTTATAATACCAGATACACGCGAAGGTTGGGTAAAACTGTTAGGGAAAGTATTAAAAGCACATTTTTACAGCGGTAAGGGGTTTACATATTCTGCAGAACTTGTGCGGTCTAAGGGCGCGCCAATACGCGGATTTGGGGGTGTTTCATCAGGGCCAGAAGAGTTATGCTGGGGGATAAATGAAATACATAAAGTTTTAAATTCTCGTGCTGATGATAAATTAAGGCCTATTGACTGTCTTGACATTATGAATATAATTGGTCATATAGTTGTGTCAGGTAACGTACGTCGTTCTGCGCAAATTGCAATAGGTGATCGAGATGATATTGAATTTTTAAAAGCTAAACGTTGGGATTTGGGTCCCATTCCAAATTGGCGTGCAATGAGTAATAATTCAGTAGTGTGTAACGATATAAATTCATTGCCTGTTGAATTTTGGGAAACTTATGAACAAGGTGAACCATACGGATTGATAAATCTTAATTTAACAAAGAAAGTTGGACGTATTGGTGAAACACAATATCCTGATCCTGATGTTGCAGGTTTTAATCCGTGTGCAGAACAAGGTCTTGCTGATAAGGAAACATGCTGTTTAGCAGAAATATTTTTGCCTAACATAACATCAAAGGAAGAGTTAATAAAAGTTGCAAAATATTTATATCGCGTAAATAAGCATTCGCTTGCATTAAAATGCCACCAGCAAGATACTGAAAATATTGTTCATAAACACATGCGAATGGGTATTGGTGTAACAGGACTTGCACAATGCCAAAATTATAAAATTGAATGGCTTGAAAAATGCTATAAAGAATTAAGAAAATATGATTATGAATATTCATTATTGCATAATTTTCCGCGTTCAATAAAATTGACAACAGTTAAACCAAGTGGTACGTTATCTTTATTAGCAGGCGTTACGCCGGGTGTACACCCATCACCAGCTGGTCCGTATTATATTCGCAGAATGAGAATAGCAACAAACTCACCTTTGATAGATGTATGTCGTAAAAATGGTTATCATATAGAATTACAAAGAAATTTTGATGGTACTATTGATACAAATACTATGGTTGTTGAATTTCCTTGTTCTGTACCACAAGGTACACCTATAGGTACTTCATTTACATCTATTGAACAACTTGAACTTATTAAAAAATTACAAACTGTTTGGTCAGATAATTCAGTATCTGCAACTGTTTATTATAAGCATGAAGATTTACCCGCTATTAAACAATGGTTGGTTGATAATTATGCAGAAAATACTAAAAGCTGTTCATTTCTTTTATATCGTGGTCATGGTTTTGACCAGGCGCCTTATGAAACAATCTCAAAAGAAAAATACACAGAATTAATAAATAAGGTAACACCAATTACAACATTAAATAAAATTGATGAAGCAGTTGCATATCCAGTTGCTGATGAATGTTTAAGTGGTGCATGCCCAGTGAAATAAAATGAAAAAAGAATTAACTCATGCGCAGTTACAGGCAGTATATTCACAAGTAGGTGATATTATTTCAACAATGGATGATGAAACAATCGCTGAGCTTTTTAGTGGTGACACTGCTGATATTGATAATGTACTTGAGATATTATTTGACGAAACTGCGAATGTAATTGCATTTGAAGGCGGGAAAATAAAAAGTGGTTCGTTTGGTTATTTAGACAGGTTTGCTTCGCATGTAGATGAATCTTTTAAAAAATACAGTTTAAATTATTTTATTGCAACAATGCTACAAGACTTTATAGTTAACTGGCATCATATTGAATGGGGTAATTTAGTTCAAAAATATAGACTGTTATGTATAATAGCAGCGCGTGATCACGGAAAATCGTATTTTTTCAGTTTTGCATATTTAATATGGAAAATGTATAGATATGAAAAATCTACTGCATATAAAATAGCGCCTAAAGAATATCAAATGTCAAAACTCGGTATGTTAATTACAAACGAGTTTAATTTAGCAAAGCATCTTCTCGGTATTGTTAAGGATGAAATTGAAAGTAATGATTTTTTGCGCGAAAAATTATTTCCAGGTAAAGATTTTAAATGGGCTGAAACAGAAATAACATGTAAAAATGGTGCTTCGCTTGTTGTAAAATCATTTGGTTCAAAAATGAGAGGTTTTCACCCTGGATATGTTGTTCTTGATGATTTTATGAATGACTCAGTTTTATATTCTGAAGAACAAAGAAATAAGTACATTTCTACTTTTCATGCTGTAATTATGAACATGTTACTTCCAGGGGGTCAAGCAGTAAATGTAGGTACACCTTATTCAAGTAAAGATTTGTTTGCAGATTTGAAAGAAAAGAAAGCTTGGGCAACGTTTGAATATCCTGCAATATTTCCTGATGGAAGTTTATTATGGCCTGATAGATACAGCATACAGTCAATTCTTGAGAAAAAAGATACGCAGGGTAGCTTAATATTTTCACGAGAAATCTTATGTAGACCCATATCTTCAGATGCTACAATATTTCCGTGGTCAATTTTGCAACGTAGTTTTCTTGGTATGGAAGAACATAAAATTGTGACAAATATTTGGTCACATACTAAAAAATTCACAAGAGTAGCAACAGGCTGCGATTTTGCTATTTCTGCAGGCATAGGCGCTGATTATAGCGTGTTTATTACACTTGGAGTTGATGAGAACAATAATTATTGGTTGTTAAATGTATGGCGTGAAAAAGGGCGTTCATACACTGAACAGCTTGCAGTATTAAAAAAGATAAACACAAATTTTAGTCCCAGTGTAATTTTTGTTGAAGCAAATCAAATGCAAGTTATTTTTGCTCAAGGCGCAAAAGATGCAGGTTTACCTATTGTTGAACATACGACAGGTACAAACAAACATGATTTACGTGCAGGGTTGCCGGGACTTGCAATATTATTTGAACAAGGTAGATTCAAATTTCCTCGAGGTGATGAAAAATCAAAAAATATAACAGATACAATCTGTATGGAACTTTCATCAGTAACGTGGACTGATAAGGGCAAACTTGAAGGCGTAGGTGAGCATGATGATACATGTATGGCACTTTGGATTGCGCGTCTTGCAGCTGACTACATCAATCAAAGCTTTAATTTTGGCTTTATTTAACAAAAAAAATTTTTCTAATAAAAATATACTAAGTATATTTGTAAACAATAAACTCAACACTAATGCAAAACCATTTAACATACGATTTTTTATACGAGCTTTTTAAGTTATGTTTCAGAAAATCTGAAATCATAGAGGTTTGTCAATCACATTTAAAATACCAGTATTTACCTTCAGAAGCATTTAAAAAAATTCATAAAGCTGTAATTAATTACTATTCATTAAATAATAAAATACCAACATTTGGCGTTATATCACAACAGTTTGAAAGGGATGTTGAAGTAACTGGAGTTTTGGCAAAGATTAAACACGCACCGATTGTTGACAAGGATCAAATTTTACAAACATTAGAGGACTATGTTAAGCAATCAATGTTTATTGATAACTATGAAACAATTGCTGATGTTTACAATTCAGGTAATAAAGAAAAAGCATATAATCTATTAAAGAAATCTTCTGAAGAAATTTATTCATTTTCAATTACAAGCAATTCGCATTATTATGAACCTATATTTGAAGGTTTTGAAGCACGTAATCGTAAAAGATTAATTAGACGTGAAACAGATGATGGTACTAAAATAAAAATACCTACAGGTATTGATGAACTTGATACATTAATGTCTGGTGGTATGGATGTGACAGATACTGCACTGTTTTTAGCACAATCTGGTATTGGTAAAACAAAACTTTTGCGTTGGTGTGGCGTTTCAGCTGCGCGTCGTGGTTTTAAAGTATTACATATTCAAGCTGAAGGTTCAAAAAACGAAACTGAACGCGGATATGATTCTACTTGGACAGGCGTTGTTAATGAATTGGTTGATTATGCGTCTTATGATCGTGAATTATATGATTTACTTTTAAGAACTGCAAGAGATATAAAAGGTAGAGGTGGCGAAATTTATGTACATGCATACGAACAGTTTACTATGCCTTCATTAAAAGAAGTAAGAAATGTATTTATTGATCTTGAAAAAACAATTGGCTGTGTTGATTTAGTAATACTTGACTATTTAGAATTATTCAACCCTGGTGATGGTAAAAAATATCAGGTTGAACAGGAACGAGAAAGACGAAGAGCATTAGGTCGTGTATTAAAAAATATTGCTGTTGAGTTTAATACAAGAATAATTACTGCAACTCAAGCGTCAAATGTCCCACCACAACTTTCTGAAGATCCTAATTTTGTAATGACAAGAAATAATTTGTCAGAGTTTAAAAATGCTTCAGAACCATTTTCAATGTTTGTTACATTAAATCAAACGCGTGATGAAAAATCAGCTGGTGCAATGCGATTATATGTTGATAAGATGAGAAATTACCCAAGTAACAAAATAATAAAAATAATGCAATCATATAATAACGATAGATTTTATGATAGAGCAGGTACATTAAGAGAATTTTACTTTCCAGAAGAAGATTAAACAATAAAATATGAGTGAACGTATTTATATTACAGCAGTATTTGAAAACGTTGCTTTTATAGGCATAGCAAAAGCAGGTAAATTAAAAGATAAAAATTATAGAATGTGCGTGTTTAAATGTATTGATAAAAATTCACGCTTTTATGAAAAAAGTTTTCGTATGAATGTTTTTATGGAACATTCATTTGTTAATAAATTAGGTCATGTTGAACAAAATGCACATGAAGTAATAAAACATAACCTAATACCAGGGACAGTTTTTGAAAATTTATTATTGGTTAAAAATAAATACGCAACCCCAGAAAACAAATTAGATGAATATGTACTTAGTTATTATAATACAAACGTAAAAATTTTAAAAAGATAATATGGACATATCGAAAGAATATATTGAAATGTGCGAAAAGGCACAAGAGATACAAAACTACAGACAAACTATGGGTTTACCAAGTAAGTCTTTTATCTCATATAAAGGTGATTGGTTTTGTCACGTTGGCGGTGTCATATTAGTTGCTAATCAAGACATTTATCAAAAACCTGGCACTTGGTTACCACGTCAAGACCAGTTGCAAGAAATTATGTTAGAAGACAAGTGTAGATATGATACAGAGAAATACGTGACTGTTAATGAGGTGTTATTAGATGATTTTAACAGGTTTGTTAGCTTTTTTGTACATCAAAAAGGTGAAAGAATAAACAGTTTTGAACAATATTGGCTTAAATTTGTTATGAAAGAAAAATTCAATAAGATTTGGAATAATGAGATTAAAAATTGGGAAACAATACTATGAAACGTAATTTAATACTTGGTGGCGGTGTAGCAGGGCTTATAGCCGCTTTTTATAATCCAGATTATGAAATAATTGATTCTGCCCCATTAGGGCAATTAAATGCATTATTCAGCGCGGGTCCTCGAATAATAATTGATACTGTTTTTGCGCGTAATTTTCTTAATAAACTTGGAATTGAGTATCAAACTCATGAAGTTATAATTGGTTATACAAAAGATGGTTATGCGCAAGTACCTTTTGATGATAATTTTAAACAGATATATGCTGAAAAAACACACAATACAAAAAAATTAGAAAAATCATTTTTGTCTTCAGGCAGTTCTATAATATATTGTTTAAGCGATGGAACTGATGAGTTTTATAATAATGTTTTTAAAAAGGTTTATGAAATTGTACGAAAAAGAAATGTAGTAACAAATTCAGCAATTACAAATATTGATTTGAAAAATAAGCTTATGCAAACTAAATTTGATGAGTTTGAATATGTAAACTGTATTTCTACTTTAAATCTTAAAATATTTTGTAAACTTGCTCAAATCGATGATATACATCCACAATCAAGCAATAAACATTTTGTTTTTTGTACATACAATAATGAACGCGATGTTGAATTAAGTAAACGATTTAGTTATATTTATTCAATAACAGGTTGGTATACACGAAAAACATATTTTAAAAATTATATTTCTTATGAATTAAGCGCGCCTTATGAAAATTTTTCAAATGCTGAAGGTAATAAAGTAATCGGTAAATTTTATAACGCACCTTTCCAGATAGTAAATAGCATTGATATTCGTAACATTGGCGGTATAGAAATGTTAGGCAGATATGCACAATGGAATCATTCAATAAAATCAAACGAAATAATTAATTATTATGAATCAAGACAATAAACAAAATTTTGAAGAAGCTTTTAAAATACAAAAAGCTTTCACTGAAAAACTTTTCAAAGAAAAGTACGATAAAAATATTGCTAACTTTACGCGTGATGAGCGCTTGAGATGGTCAAAAGAGTATATTTTATCAAGCGCAAAAGAAATATTTGAAATGCTTGATGAACTCAATTGGAAAACACATAGATATATAAATAAAGAGGATAGTATGGATAACTTTGCTGAGGAAGGCATTGATGCGTTTAAATTTTTATTAAATCTATTTATTATTAACGGTTTTGATGCAGATTATTTTTATACAAAATTCCTTGAAAAATCAATTGTAGTTGATATACGTTATGAACAAGAAAAACAGTTAAAAGAAGCAAAAAGTTCATCTCGCGTGTATGTTGCTTTTGATATTGATGGTATATTAAATGACTATCCACTTAATTTTATTAGGTATTTTAATTATCTTGGTTTTGATTATAAATCAATAGACGAATTCAAATCTATTGATATTGTAAGTTATACAGCTGTAAAGAAAAAATTTAGAATGGCAGGTGAAGAGCGTAACTGTAAACCTAACATGCCAGGTATTGAATTATTAAAAAAGGCACAAGATTCTGGTTACGGTATAATATTATTAACGGCAAGACCTTTTAATAAAATAACTCGACTGTTTTTTGATACAATTCAATGGCTTAAAGATAACGAAATTCATTATGATTTTTTATTTTTTGCTGAAGAAAAGGAAGAATATTTAATAAATAACTTCAATAAGGAAAGTATCAAATGTGTTATTGATGATCAAATTGATAATGCAAATAAGTTATGTAAATTCTTTGAAACGTATTTAGTATTTAATAATGCTTTATATGAAGAGGATGATTTACGATATGCTAATAAAATTATTAATGTAGTTAAAGATATTAATCAAATACAATTATGAAAAAACTTACAGTTTTATTTTATGAAAATCCTGTAGCACTTTCTGATATTGAAAATTGGAAAAAGATGCAACAGCATAAAATATTATATTACGAACATATTGATAATGAAATCAAATTTCATTTACAAACTGAAGTGATAATATGTACACCAATAAACACGCCAAATATTTCTTTATTAAGAGTTTTCTGCAAAAATTATACATATTCAAAATCTGTAATAATTGGTCAAGTAACGTCAGACGATTTAACTCGTATTAGTAAATTAATTAACGATTTTAAAAATTGGTAAAATGTATTCACAAATAATTCATATCGATGGTCCTGATAAAACAGGTAAAGATACAATAAGAGATATTCTTGTTAAAGAAGCAAAAGGTAATTATTTAGTTATTGTTCGTTCTTATATAAGTCAAATAGTTTATGCAAGACTGTATAATAGAAAAATAAATGAAACGTTTTTTAAATCAAGAATGAAACATGAATATGAATGTGGTTCACATTTTTTTGTATTATCTTGTACTGCTGAAGTTGCTGCAGAAAGATTTAAAAAACATGATGAAAAAGATATGAATATTGCTGATTTTAATAAACACATTAAAACGTTTTATGAGGTATGTGAAGAACTATCAGAAGATGTACATATAAATTTTTTAGATACGTCAAATTTTACACCTGAAGAGATAGCTTTTGAACTTGAATATATAATTACTAATAAAGTACAAACACATTGTAATGCATGCTCATTAGGTAATTTAAAAATAAATGAACAGCGCTTGAACAGAAGAGCTGAAACATCAAAACCTGAATATTTAATTGTAGGCATTAATCCGTCAAAAATTCGCGAAAGCGATACAATATTTGATGATTGCGATAAAAATGAATGCTTTATTAATGCGTTAAAAAATGCAGGTATATTGGAAAAATCGATATTTACAAATTTAGTAAAATGCTCAACGCCTGACAACAAAATTATACAGGAACAGTTTAATGCGTGTAAATTTCATTTAAAACATGAAATAGAAATGTTAAAACCTAAAATTATAGTTGCGCTTGGTGATCATGTTTATAATTTTCTTATTTCGTCTAAACTGTTTCCTACACACAATATAGTAAAAATATATCATCCAGCATATCAATATGCATATAATAAAATATCAAAAGAAAACTATGTAAAACACATTTTTGAAAAATTATACAAATGAAAAAAATATTTATAACTGGCGAAGAAGGTGTTATACCAAAATTTATGACAAAAATCATAAATGATTCTGATAGTTTTTGTGTAGTTGAATATCCAATGACATTAAAAACGCATAATTCATTTGCTATTCGAAATTATGAACTTGATTTTACAAGTAATAATTTTGAAGCATGCATAAAAGCAAATAAGCCAGATATTATTATTCATTCAGGTGCTTATGTAGGTACTGATTTTTGTGCTAATGCTACTAAAGAAGCATGTTTGTCAAACGTATATGGTACAAAAAATATTGTTGATATTTGTAATAAATATGATATTGATTTAGTTTATTTATCAACAACTGCAATATTTGACCCTGAATCATATTCTCAAGCATATCCTATTACTGAAAATTCGCGTATAAACCCTAAAACATATTACGGTATTACTAAATACGCAGGTGAACTTACTGTTAGAAATGAATGTAAGACAAAATGGCTTGTTGTGCGACCTGTATTTGGTTTTTCAGAATTTCCACACGATCTTCATTCAGCTCTTACAAAGTATATTTATGCTTCGTATAACGATGTTGAGTTAACAATATTGCTTGATAAAAAAATAAATAAATCATATACGCATGCTAAAAATATAGCAGCTTGCATTTTGAATATAGTTAAAGATGAGAAGTGGTATTCTTGTTTTAATATTGGAAAACATTATTTACATAGTAGAAATTGGTATAGCATGTTTGCAATATTTGAATCTTTAGGTTTAACAATTTCTAATAAAATCACTTTCATACCAGATAAAGATTATTTACATTGGCATAACATTGATAATTCAAAAGTTCGCGAATACTTTACTGATAATACTTTTGTAGATGATGTTAGCAACGTTATAGATTCAGTTAAAGAAAATTCTAATATAAAACCATATTGGCTATGAAAGTACAAAGAGATATACGAAACAAGCTGAAACAAGCTGACGCTGTTTATATAGCAGGTAAAAATTGGCAAGAAATTACTAATTATCAGTATAGTATACAGCATACTGAAATTGATGAACTTGTGGGTACTGGAATTTTATATAATAGTGAAGCTGATCTTATTGAACGCGAAAAAATCATAAAGTATTTTGCAGATTTTGATTTTGAAAATGATATACATACACGTCAAGCTTGTATACAACCTAAATATGATGAAATAGGTAAATTGGCTGCGTGTTTATCTGCAATTCAGGTAATAATACGTAAAGGTGTTATTGAGTTACATGCTTTTGTCAGATCGCAGAATTATGAAACAAATTTTCTGTATGACAATCAAACTTTTGCTATTGTTGTAAAAATGCTTTCAAAAAAATTAAATATATATAATTATAAAATATACGTAAAAATAACCTCATTACATATAGAATTATGAAAAATTTAAAAGCTGATGAAATAGAAAATATGCGTAGAATCATGGGTACACTGCCAAGTGATAAACCTATAAAAAGTACATGCATAAAAAGTTTAATTGAATCAAGTGAAGTTACGCTTGAGGATAGTTCTGAGAACCCGTATAAAGCAATGTTTGTCACCGCAACAAGTACGTGGGGCGATAACAATTTTATACAAAAATGGCCTGAGACATCTGTTGAGGGTAAATTAGAAGTAATTAAAGCAGTATTAACGCATAACACATTGCCTCAAGCAAAAGAAATGGTACAATTTGTTTTTAGAGTAAAAGGTGTACCAAGATGGTTGTTTGATTATCACGTTCAGTCAACACAGTTTATTGCTTTCATGTCAATAGGTTGCAGAGATAACTGTAAGCTTGATGCTGATATTGTAAAAAATGAAAATTCGTTACGAGACGTAATTTTGTTTTCTAAACTTAAAGATTTGTACGAATTTGCATTAAGCGATGGCGAAGGTAGTTGGCAAACAGCTCGCGCATTTTTACCACAGTCATATTCTCATTCATACCATTTCGGACAAAATTTAATGTCGCTTGTAAGTACTCGAGGTTTTCATGCTTCAAGAAAATTTGATACAAATGATATTAAAGATGCGTATTTGATGAGTATTTATAAAAAAATACAAATACAAATTGTTGAAAAATTTCCTTTATTAGGTTTATATACGCAAATATTATTTAATGATAACGAATTCATTTTCGAAAAAATACGAAACTTACGTGTTTCAGATTTATATTCAAGCGATTTATATCTATTTTTAAAAAAATAACAAAATGAAAATTATAAACGACGTTACAATTTATAAAGGTATAGCTGACCTTAAAGTTGAAATTATTGATTTTGACAAAACAGCAATTCAGTATAAAGTTGCAAACACGCCAATTTGTCAGTTTGATCAACATTCAAGAGCACGAGTAGGCGTAAAATTTATTGATTATAAAGTATCAGAAGCGCCTGAATATGTTTTATATACTGATTTGTATGAAAAACTTATCAATAATTCTGATGCTTTGAGTAAATTTATTGAATGTGCGCTTGAACTTGAAGCATTGCGTCAATATGCAAAAATAAAAGATGATTATAATTTAATGTCTCGCAGTTGTTCTTATACTGTGATTCAAGATTATAAATCATTAGCAGGTCAAATGAATCGCAGATTGAAATTTTGCGAAGAAGAATTTATCGTTGGTTTACACTGGTTATTGCGCGATCAAATGATTTTTAATAATATTCAAATAGCAAAAGATTTTAAACCGGGTTGTGATATATCTTGCGAATGTGATTATTCATCTGCAGATTATTTATCAAATGCATTTGGTTGTTTGTTTCAAGGTTGTAATAGATGGCCTTTTCATGCAGAATTTACGTCATTCAATAAATCGTGTACAACGCCTGATTTAATTGAACAACAGCTTGGTATTTCTGTTTTTAAAAGTGAATACGAAATAAAAAACAGCGTGCGTTAAATATATTTAGTATATTTGTTAAAAATAAATAAGCGATGAGAATATCAATAGACATTTCAAACAATTATCATAAATCGTATGCTATAGTATCAAACTATGAAGGTTTTGATATTAAACAAGAAAAATGGCAATTGACTTTAGGTCGTAAATGTATTACTGATTTATTGTCAATTGTTAAAAAATTTCCTGATGCAGAACAAGTGATATTTTCTTTTGATGCAAAAAATGAAAACTTTCGTAAAGCATTAAATAAAACATATAAAGCAAACCGCACAAAAAAGGAACAAGAGTTTTATGACTTGCTTGATGAAATTTACAACATTTTTCTACATAAAGGTTATAATGCAATAAGAATTGAAGGTCTTGAAGCAGATGATATACTTGCATTAAGTCGCGAATCTGCAAAAAATATGTTTTGCGTACTTGTTTCAAACGATGAGGACATAAGACAACTTGTAAACTGTCGCACAGTAGTTTTTACAGCAAATACAAATAATTATAAGTTATACTGTGACACTTTAAATACAGTTGCAAAAAATATTCCTGAAATGGTACCTGCTGCGCAGTCGATTAATCCAGATTTAATACTGTTTGAAAAGTTATTATTGGGTTGTCAAGGTGATAATGTTGAACGTTTACTTCCAAAAGGGCATGGGCCACAAAAAGTAAAGAAAATATATGAACTTGTTTATAACGATGAATATGATTTGGAAAATGCATTGAAGCAGTGTGGTTATGATATTACTTATGAATTAATTCGTAATCAATATAATTTAGTAGGTTTGAGTTCGATACACATGCCAGATAAATTAGTTGAACAGTTTTATCAAATTGAAATAAATTCAAAAAAAGTTGATACTGAGATGAAAACATTGCTTTCAAATACTCGTTTTATAACGCGTTAAAAGAATTATTATGAATAAATATGATAAATTATATATTGATTTTTGCATGCGAATTTCTGAGCTTTCTTATGCTGTAAGATTAAAAGTAGGCGCAATTATTGTAAAAGACAATAATATAATCGCTTATGGATATAATGGTACACCCGCTGGATTCGAAAATACATGCGAAACAGAGTGTGAGAGCGGTGTTTTGGTTACAAAGAATGAAGTTATTCATGCAGAAGTAAACGCTGTGTCTAAAGCTGCGAGACAGGGTTTAGCAACAGATGGTTCTACTTTATACTGTAATATATCACCTTGTATAGAATGTGCAAAATTAATTATTCAATCAGGAATTAAAAAAGTTGTATATAAGGATGATTATAGAGATAACGCTGGAATAGCTTTATTAAATAAAGCAAATATCGAGGTAATAAAATGGGAACACATATAGAAAAGAAGCATCTCGACAACATATTTAATATGCGCCAGACTGGTGGTAAAGGTTGGTACGCAACTGATTGTCCGTTTTGTAGTAAAAAAGGGCACATGGGCATAAATTTTACAGGCGTTGGTTCTTTTAATTGTTTCAAATGCGGTGAGCGTGGTACTATTTATAAATTATTAAAACATATAAATCGTCTTGATGTACTTAGAGAAGCAAGAACAATTTATGTTGACAATGAACTCGTTAATAAACTTAACGCTGAAACAACTGTTGAAAAATATGAAGCAATGAAACGCTGTTCAAAACCTCTTGGTTTTAAACGTATTTATGATTGTGAATACATTGAAGGTGATAGAAATATTGGCAGTTTTGTTTTTGATATACATGAAATAGGTTATGCGCGTCTTGAAACACATTTAAAAAATTATGTTATATTTTTAATGTATTATGAAAACGCACTTATAGGTTGGATTGGTCGTAGTATGCTTTCAAATGATGAAATAAAAAAAATTGAAGCAAAAACTGAAAGAAGATATTTGCGATATTTGAATTCACCCGGTACTGATTTTTCAAAATATTTATTTGGCATTAATGAAATTAATGAAAAAACTCATACTATAATTCTTGTTGAAGGCATTTTTGATAAACTTAAAATAGATACTTTGCTTGAACTTAATGAAACTGATGAAATAAAATGTTTAGCTTGTTTTGGCAAAAAAATATCTGTAAATCAAATTAATTTATTGCGTACTAAAAAAAATGTAAGCGATATAATTATGTTATACGATTTAGATGCTATTAATGAGGAAAAACGTTATGGTATTGAGCTTGATAATTATTTTAATGTAAAAATAGGTTTATGTAAATCAAAAGACCCTGGTGAAATGGAAAAAGCTGAACTTATGGAAATATTGGAAAATTTATCGAACCCTATGGACTTTTTCATATCAAAAGTTCAAAAAATAAAATTAACATGAAATCGCGCAATATTTCAATATTAGATTATTTCAACACACTTCAACTTGAATATTTTTGCGCAGAATTAAGAAGCAAAATTTATACAGGTAGTGCTGATAAAGAATATTGGAAAACAATAATGGCTCATAAGAAAAATAAAATTCAGGATATTGCTGAGCGAAATAAATTAAAATCTATTTTTTCTGATAATGTCGAATACCAAAGAATATTTGATAGTGTAATGCATTATGGTATTCCAAGTTTTACATATAGAGATGAATATCAAAAAAGAAAACTTGAAAAACGCGATATGTATTTTTATTTTAAACCCGGTTCTGATGTAAAATTTATTAATGGTTCTGAGTTTACAGGTAAAATTAAATATTACGATTTAGAAAATAAAACAATTCAGATTGAGTATGAATTAGGAAGTATAAACATAAAAATTGAATATGTATGTCGAATAATATAGTAACAATTGCAGAACCACTTGCAACAAAAATATGCACTGATTTTTTAGAAGGCAAGAAAATTGAAAAAAAAGATGATCTTATCTTTGAATTAAAAAATGTTCTTCATGAGTTTTCAATAGACGATGTAGATTTTTTAAATCTTAGACATCTTGTTGAAGCTTTATGCATACTTAAAGGTATTGATTATTCAAAGGAATACGCTGATACAGGTTTAGCAAAATTATTTAATTTTAAACAAACTGAATTTAAAAAAATTGATGATGAGTTATTTGTACAAGATTTTGATAAACAATCTGTACATAAACAAATTATTGCTGTTCTTGAAAAAATATGTAATAAGCTGTGTAATGAAAAATATAAATTCACCTTACGCTATGAAATAATTAGGGGTGGAGGGTATCGTTATTTTATCGAAAAAAACAAAGAAGATGTGTATATTTGTTTTTATCCGAATTTATATGAAGGCGAAATTTATATACGAAGGTTCATGTCAATAAAACCAGATTTAAGACATGGTGCACCTGAAAGTGTTAAAGCTGGTAGAAAATTTGTTACTCAGCATAAATATGCACATAAAATACCTTATTTTGATGGGTTTTTTTTAAATGAAATTGAACGTGTAATACAAATACTTGAAGAATATGGAAATTAAAAATTGGCTTGAACAAAATAATATTAAGTTCAGCTTTGAAAATGAAAACGATTTTACTATTGATGGTGTAGGTTTATTCCATTATATCGGTGAAACAGATGAAAATATTTTTGATGAGCATTTTTGTTTTGTTATTGATACAGAATATGAATGCGATTATCTTGTTTATAAGTTTGGCGGAAATTATTTTTACATTAAACAGGGTGAGACAGAAGATGTAAAGTTAAAAATGCTTAAATATATAGGTTCTGTTAATAAAAAAACAGAAATTGATTATGTTAACTTAGGTATTCGTGGTTCTTATGAATTACTAAATGGTTCAGGTTTATATGCTGATTATTGCAAAAAAGCAAAATTTTTAAATCATAAATTTTTAGGTATAAGCGAGCGTAATACATTAGCTGGTACTATAACTTTTCAAACTGCATGCAAAGAAGCTGAAATCAAACCTATTTTTGGTATTACAGTTAATCTTGCACTTACAGAACAAATATACAGAGATGTAAAGTTCTATGCAATATCTGAAAAAGGTTGGCGAAATATTTTACGCATGAATGCATGTATTAATGTTTTTAACGAAACGCAGTGTTTAACATTTGAACAGCTTGAACAATATAGTACTGATGTAATATGTGTTGTAAGTGTTGATTTTGATTTTAGTTTTTTAAGCAAATTCATAAAACTTTTTGGCGATAATTTATATTGCAGTTTTGATGTATGTGAGTTTAAATCAGACAGGAAAGAAATTGAGCATTTAGAACAGATTAAAAGATATTTTGATGCCGGCACAAAAATAATAAAGCCAGTGTTAATATGTGATACTTTTTATATCGATAAAGATTATGCTCATGTAAAGAAAATGTTGAATACTGTAGGTAACATTCAGTTTCAATTTGAATCAGATTCACAGCATTATAAAACAGCTGATGAAATATTTGCATTTACAAGATTATTTTCTCAAAAAAAATATGAAACAATATTTAAAAATGCAATTAAAAATACTCAAGTAATTGCTGATAAATGTTGTGAGTTTAGTATTGATACGCAGTCAATGAAATTGCCGAAATATATTTTTAAAGAAGGCGAAGAACAGTATAAAGATTCAACTGAATTATTTATGGCAATGATATATAAAGGGTTTGATAAACTTATAAAAAATAAAGTTGAAAATGAACAAGTTTATCTTGATATGATTAAAACTGAAGTTGATGTTATTGCTGCTGGGGGGTTTATAGATTATTTTCTTGTGCTTTGGGATATAATATATTATTGCGATCAAAACAACATTCTAACAGGCGTTGGACGCGGTAGCGCAGGCGGATCTTTAGTTGCATATTTGTTAGGCATTACACATCTTGATCCGATTAAATATAATTTGCTTTTTGAAAGATTTTTAAACGAAGGCAGATTTGATGCTGTACCAGATATTGATTGCGATTTTGAAGGTTTAAAACGCGATGACGTTAAACGTTATATGGAAAATCGTTTTGGCATACATCAAGTTGCGTCAATAGGTTCATATACTACAATAAAAGTAAAATCAGGTTTAAAAGATATTGGTCGTGCAATGGGATATGATCATTCTGAAATAAATATTATTACATCGTTTTTAGGCGATGATATGGAAGGCACAGGCGACGATATAACACAACTGTTTAAAGCTGCACAGATAAATTCAACGTTAAAAAGTTTTGTAAAAGAAAATGTAGAACTTGTTAATACTGTAATGATTTTATTAAAAAATCATAGAGCAGGTTCAATACACGCTTCAGGTGTATTAATAACACCAAAGACAGATGCACAAGGCAATCCTATGGAAATATATGATTGGTTGCCTGTTAAAAAAATGAATGGTGTGCTTGTTACAGAATGGGAAGGCGTATATCTTGACAAATGCAAATTTGTAAAAGAAGATATTTTAGGCATAGCTCAATTGGATAAATGGTCATACACTTTGAAGCTTATAGAAGAACATACTGGCAGAAAAATAAATATACATTCAGATATTCCTATTGACGATGATGAAACTTATCGCATGTTTTCAATAGGATATAATGATGATGTATTTCAGTTTGGTTCTGATATGCAAAAACAATATTCAATACAAGTACAACCTGATAATATGGAACATTTGATTGCAATGAATGCATTATATAGGCCCGGTCCTATGGAATCAAATGCGCATATTGATTTTTGTAAAATAAAACATGGTGAAAAAGAACCTGAAATTGACATCGGTATGGACGATATTACAGGTTATACGTATGGACTTTGGGTATATCAGGAACAGCTTATGCTTGCGTATAAAATGCTTACAAATTGTTCTGCTCATGAAACTGATGCATTTAGAAAAATGACTGCAAAATTTGGTCATTATAGAAAATTAGGCATGACAGTTGCTGAGGCTGATAAGTATTATAATAATTTCATAAATGCATATAAAGAAAAATTTCACGTTAGTAAGGAATATGCAGATTCAGTGTGGGATAAAATTATTGCATTCATTTCTTACGGTTTTAATCGCTCTCACGCTGTAGCATACGCTATAACGGGTTATTATTGTCAGTATCTTAAAGTACATTATCCATTACAGTTTTGGACTACTGCGTTACATTTTTCAAAAGAAGAAGAACTGCACAAACGCATATCAGAAATATACAGATCAGGTCAAAATATTGAACTATTACCGCCAGATGTTAATTATTCAAATCACATGTTTTATGCTGATCCTGCTACAAACAAAATATACTGGTCGTTTCAAAAAGTAAAATATTGTGGAGCAACTTCAATTGATGTTATATTAGCTGATCGTGAAGCAAATGGTAATTATTATAGTTTTGAAGAATTCTATAAAAGAGTACCTAAGAAAAACGTTAATAAACGCACAATTACTTATATGATACTTGCTGGCTGTTTTGATTCAATAGAAAATATTAAATCTGTTGAAGAACGACTTTCGTTAATATATAAGCTTGCTGAATTTAGCAAATCTCAAGTTGATGAAGTTTATAAAACAGCAGTTGTAAGAAATGATTATTGGTGGTTGATACAGCAAAAAGAAGTATGCGGTTTTGGGTACATTAAATATGATAAAATTTTACGTAAAAATGGTTTTCAAGGACAATATTTAAACGAAATTGAATTTGCTTTACCCAGCGCAAAAGGTAAAAAGGTAATGTTTGCAGGAATAGTTATTTACATTAATAAAAAGAAAACGCGTAAAGGTGAAGTATTTGCTGAATTAAAATGTGAAGTAAATAGTGAAATAGTTTTTGTTACAATTTGGCCTGATAAATATGAAACATATAAACCAATTATAAATCAATCTGAAAAATCTATTATTTTAATTTCTGGCGAAGTTGAATACAATAAATACAAAAATCAAAATACTTTAATGTCAAATGAACAAACAAAAATAAGCACATTTAAAATATAACAATATGGCACGGAAACAAATTGCTGTCACAGATGATGACAGAAAAGAAAAAATTGTAGTTGAGTTTGGCGATAAATTAGTAGCGCTGTACATTACAAGTTTTGACACTGATATTGATATGGATGAGATACTTAAAATAGATTATGGTAACATAATCGGTGAAGTGTTGACATTTCCAGTTATTGTTAATCGTATAGGTACTTTGCGTGCTGAAATGGAAAATGTAATGAGTGAACAAAAATTCGATCTTGAAGTTTATGGCGCTCAGTTAAGTGAGATGTTCAGGAAAAACAAAGCAAAAACTGAAACTGATAGTGGCGGTAATAAAAAGGTAAAAGTACCTACTGTTCAAGAACTTGAAAATCTTGTTTTACTTGATGAAGGTTTTCAGTTAAGACAAAAACGCGTTTTAAGAATTATAAAGGATTATCAAATTGTTGATTCTTTATACTGGGCTGCAAAAGATAAATCAAAAAAACTTGATTTTTGTAGTAACAGTTTAAAACCAGAAGATTTTGAAAATGAAATAGTTAATGATACGATTAATGGCGTTAAGATTAAGGTGCATGAAAAATTAATAAAAAAATAATTTTTGTTTCAGTATATTTTGTATATTTGCACTATAAATTTTAAATAAATCAATCGTATGAAAAATTCAAATCAAAACTCAGCGGATCAGGAATTTTATCTTCCTGTAAGAATTGAAGACACATCTTCAATTTTAAATGTAGATAACGCAACATTAATGCCATACAACGAAAAAGTTATTATCGTTGATACTGCGCAAGGTCCAAAAATTGTAAATTTCTGTTCTGATGTTTACGGACTTGTAAAAAATTCAGAAATCTTTCCAGCAATTGAACGCATGATGGAAGGCAAATTTTTATATGAAAAGAAATATAGACACACAGACAATTGTGTCTTTTGGGCTGATTATGAATTACAGGGTAAAGAGTTAACAATAGGCCCTGCACGCTTTGACGATAGAATTAAACCGTGCGTGCGCATTATGCATTCTTATAATGGTACAATTCGTTACAGAGCAGTAATGGGTTTTCAACGTCAAATTTGTTCAAATGGAATGTGGGGATATGTTTTTGATACTCAAATTGATTTACGTCACTCAACAGGTAATTTGGATAAAATATTTGCAGGCACACTTGAAGGTGTTGATAAATTTCTTGAACAAGCAGAAACGTTTAAATTGAAATACGATGAAATGGCGCGGCGCACCGTTACTAACTACAAGGAACGTATTGAACAAATAATAGCTGTTACAGTTTTTCCAAAACGGCAATATGATTTTGTTGTTGAAAGAGTCGAAAAAGAACATAAAGAACACCGTTTACCTATATCTGACTGGTTAATATATAATGCTTTTAATTATCAACTTAATCACAATGTTGATTTTACAAAAGACGAAGCATACAGAATGAAAATCGATGCCAGCATTATAAAATATATAAATGAAGGCATTGTTAAAGATGGCAAATTAGTTTTAGCATAATTCAATAAATATTCACAATTTAAAAAACAATTAAAATGGGAACAGACAGAAGTAAATTCAAATCAACGCCAGTTGCAACAATGCAGCAACAGGAAAAAGCCGTAAACAAACAAATAAGGGATAACGGCGACAGGACTGAATATTTAAACCTTGAAGAGGGTGTAAATAAAGTCAGAATATTTCCTGCTCACCCTGAAAGTAAATCGTTTATTTATCCGTATGGTCGCTGGTGGTTACCGCGTGAAGTAACATACGAAAAAAATAATGAAACTGTAACAGAAATAAAACGCCGTCCAATATATAATGCAAAGATACACGGTGGCGCGCAGAAAGATGTTGTAGAAGAATATGTAAAGTTCACAACAAAGTTATTAGCGGATGAAACGCTTGATGAAGTAGAATTAAAAGAAAAGATTGAAAAACTGACTCACTGGAAAACCGGTTTAAGATTAAAACCTGAATGGGTGTTTTATTGTCACAAATACGTAAACGGGCAAAAGCAGTTTGGTTTAATGACTGTGTCAAATGGCGTTAAAAATAAACTTAATGAACTTGCAATTACAGAAGACGAACCAGATGCACCTATTGCAACAGATCCTTTTACTGACGTTGATGAAGGCAAAGCAATACTTATTACATATAAACCTAAAGAAAAACAGGCGAAAGATGTATATAAAGCAACACTTGAATTTCGTGGTAATTATGCACTGACAGACGATGAACTTGCTATGTTTGAAAAACTTGAATCACTTGAGAAATTATTTGCAGGTGTTTACAGACGTCGCGATTTTGATCTTGCAGTTGCAGGTTTAAGAATGTTTGATTCTGAAAATGAATTCAATACGTTCGATCACGATGAATGGATTGCAATCGTTGAAGAACTGCAAAAACAATGGCCTGAAGATGAATCTGATGAAACATTTGAAAAACAATTACCTGCTGCAAAAACTGGTGATGAATACGATGCAATGGACCGTGAAGCATTGAAAAAATTCATTAAGAAAAACAACTTAGCAATTACTGTTAAAAGCGCGATGAAAGATAATGATATTCGCGAAATGATACGCACTGAAATTGCAAGCGTTGAAGAAATAAATCAGAAATCAGCTGAACAACCCGTTGACGAAAAATCTGTTACTGATGATAAGAAAACAGCAAAAGGTAAAAAATCAGCATTTGAATTAGCAAAGGAAACATATAATAAAAAGAAGTAATCATTAACAATTAAATTAAAACAACATGAACAAGTATGATTTTGTAAAAGCAATTGCCGATGAAACAGGCACAACGCATGCACAAGCAGAAAACTTTTTAGGTGCATTTCAAACAGTTCTGCAAAAAACACTGAAGAAAAACGATCAGGTTGCATTAAAAGGTTTTGGAACGTTTAAAAAAGTTGAACGTAAAGCCCGCATGGGTGTCAATCCAAAAACTGGCGAAAAAGTAAAAATTCCTGCAAAATCGCAGGCAAAATTCAAATTCAGTAAAGAATTCAGTGTTTAATTACAAAACCGGGAAAAGAGCGGCGTAAGTCGCTCTTTTTTCTAATTTTTTAAAAATGGCAGCAGGAATATTTATAACAGATACTCATCTATCACCAGTTACTTTTGATATTAATCAAAGTATATTTCAGCAAGTACGTAAAAAAGCTAATGAACTTGGACTTCAAAAAGTGTATCACGGTGGCGATATTTTTGATAATAGAAAAGCACAACCTTTGTCAGTATTAAAAATGTTTGAGAAAATACTTGATGATTTTTATGATGATAATATCGATCTTGTCGCAATACCAGGTAATCACGACAAAAATGATTATAAATCTGAGGATAGTTATCTTGACCCTTTTAAACATCATCCTGCGTTTAAATTAATTACAAAAATAGGCGCAGAAGCATTGAACAATAAATTTGATTTAATACTATTGCCATATTTCAGCGAATCTGACACTTATATGACATATTTTGCTGAAGCTGATAAAA